ATAGTCCAATAATTGACAACAGCGACATAAGAACAGGCGTTTTACCCTCTGCAATTGTACTAACAACCGAAAGCGGTTATGTACTTGCATCCGAATTAGGTTATCAACTTGTAATCCAGCAATAAAATGGCAACAGAACAAAAAATATCAGAATTACCCGCAGCGGCAGCATTGGGCGGCACGGAGGTAATCGTAGTTAATCAATCGGGCGTTACCGAACAAAGCACTATCAACGCGGTTAAAACTTATGTACTTGCAACGGGCGCAACAGGAACGTTTACCACCGCTGATGTTCCCGCGAAAACCATAACCGTTACTAATGGCATAATTACCTCAATAGTGTAATAATGGCAAGGACAATCGCACAAATAGCACAACAAATGTTAGATGCAAAGGCAGCGGATAGTAACCTTTCAGGGCTAACATCGACATCGCAAACCGCAATATGGCGTTTGTGGATTTATATCGTTGCTGCCTGTATTAATGTTTATGAGCAATTGCAGGATATTTTCAGGACTGAAATGGAATCGGTTGTTGCCTTATCAGCACCATCAACCCCGCAATGGTGGAAGGATAAAGTGGAAAGATTCCAATACGATGCAACCGTTGCACAAGTGGCAGAATTAAACCTAACTACTTTCGTTATCGAATACCCGATTATCAACACTGCTTACCAAATCATTTCACGTTGCAGCATAACAACCGCACCAAGCAGAACCGTTAATGTAAAGGTTGCCACAGGAACACCGCCAGCGGCATTAGGCGTAAGCGAGGTTTCAGCATTGGAGGATTACATTTCAGCATGGATTCCTGCTGGTATAGCTTTTTCGGTCATTTCTGAAACAAGCGACAAAATGGAGGTTGCAGCAGAAATTTACTACAACGGACAATACACGCCTGTTATTCAAACCAATGTCGAAACGGCATTAGAGAATTACATGGCAAATCTTCCGTTTGATGGTACGATTTCAACACAGGGCGTAATAGATGCTATCCAAAGCGCGGAAGGTGTAACAGGGCTAAAATTAGAGCGTATTTTGGTCAGAAGAAACTCATTGTCTTACGGTACAGGAACAACGCTTTATAACCTTGCTACCTCTGTTGATGGGGTAACAGCCAATACTTACGCGGGTTATGTTGTAGAAGAAACGACTGCAACCCATACATTTGCAGACACCTTAACCTATGTTGTTGTGTAATGGCAATATTTGATTTCAATACAGACCTGTTTGCCGCAAACATGATGCCGCCACTAAAAAGGATAGGCCGATATTTGGCATGGGCAAAAGTGTTGTTAAAACCTTTACAATTCATTCGTGATGCCTTATTTGGCACTTATCGAGATGGAAACGCTGCTGCTAATTGGAGTAACGCAACTAATTATTCAGTAGGCAATCAAGTAAAGTACATTGACAAGGCAATCTATCAATGTTGGGTTACATCAACAGCAGGAATACTGCCAACCAATACAGATTATTGGGTAAAGGTTCAAGATAAATTCGTGGGCATTGTGCCGCGTTCAAAATACAATTCTCAAACACTGCTTTTAGAATGGGTATTGAACGAGTGGTTTGGTACAACCTTTGTAAATTCTGTTGGTAGTAGTGATATTTATATTTCGAGCGTATCAAACACTAATCAAGATTTTATCGTTGGCGTAACAGAATCACAAAGCAGTAGCGCGGTATATCAAAACGGGGATGCCGATTCTTTCGTTCAGGCGCAAAATCCAACATTTTCAGGACAATTAAATTTCAGAATATTTATTCCTGTTGCGGTTTGGACTGCTTTAGCATCAACCAACGATGACAGGGATAATACCGTGAGGGCCATTGCAGACCTTTATGTTTTGGCTGGCATCCAATACACAATCGTAACATACTAATCAAACACAATGAAAAAACTAATCACATCATTCATCAACGCGGGAGCAGCGCAGCCAATTAAACAAGGAACGCTTAATCATTTGCAAGAGGCTCATGAAGAAACAGCCGAATGGACAAATAACGCTTTTATATTTAAACGCGGACTGCTTGACACAAGTGGTTTTTATCGCGTTTGGGGTGTTTACTCTGTTGATGCAAGTGGAACATGGGCGATAGGCGCAGGCGCAATTTTTTACAATGGTGTTATGTATGAATGTGATGCTGCCCTTATTACCCCTGCACTCGGGCAAGTAGTAATAGGTACAATTACTACAACATTTGTAACAGCTACAAACGCTGACCCTGTGGAGTTTTCAGATGCTTCTTCTAACAATGTTCACGAGGTAAAAAAAATAGTATGGAGCGCAGGGGTAAGTGGTTCTGGTAGTTTGAATTTAACAAGTATAAAAAGCTACAACGAATTTACACCGCTCACTTATAGTGCAGGTTATTTAACAGCAAGTTCAGGAAATTTCACCGTTGCAAGTAGCGCAGATTTTAATGTAAGAATTAACGAATTAGGTCACAGATTAATAATTGATTTTCGCATTACAAATGCCACATTAACCGCGATAACATCAAATGTTAGGATAAGTATTAATTACCCAATAGGCCAACCATTTAGAGCAGAATATACAGGGCTTTGTGAATACGCTAATTCAAATAATACGACCGTTAAAGGAATAGCAAGAGTAACAGCAGCAGCGGGTGATTCAAAACTTTATATTCGACCAATTGTTGATGCCACGTTTGCAGTTATAACAGGCGGATTCGATGTTCGCGGTCAAATAATAGCAGAGTGGGGAGATAGTGCGAATTAATTAAAAAAACCTTTCTTTCCCTTGTCCTTGCCCGCTATAATACTCTGTTATTATTTTGCGGGCAAGTTTGGCTTCAGTGATGCCTGTTCTTTCTACCTCTTCAAAAAAATGCTTCTTTGAAGTGCCTGAAAGTTGCACCGTTACACGCGCAACAATTGCATCCTTTTTGTTGGTTTTCGCTGCCATAATAAAATATTTGTTACAAAAATAATCTATTTATGTTACAAAAAAACATGAAGCGTTTTTTTATTACAGAATTTTACAAACGTGAAAAAGCTACAATTCTCAAACGTTTCATCAGGTGTCGCCACAATGCTAATTTACAAGCATCTTGGCAATGATGATGATATGGGTTACGGTGTTGATGGAAATCAATTCGCTAATGAATTATTGTGGATTAACGAGCAATATGCAAACGAGGTACAAACTATTAATGTTCGCATTAATTCAGTTGGTGGCAGCGTTGCTGATGGTCTTTCTATTTGCAGCGCAATTTTTAATTCAAAAATTCCTGTTGACACTTACATAGATGGAATGGCCTACTCAATGGCGGGTGTTGTTGCAATGTGTGGAAGAAAAAAGTACATGGCCGATTTCGGTACTTTCATGATGCACAATGTAGGCGGTGGCGACAATGAGAAAGTTATTGATTTGCTTACCAACTCGCTTGCAATAATCTTTGAAAGAACAACGGCATTAACTATTGATAAATGTCGAGAATTGATGAATAAAGAAACATGGATGAGCGCGGAAGAGTGCTTTTCGATGGGGCTAATTGATTCAATCACAAAAACGACTGCCAACAAAAAAGAAATGCAGAATAAGTTATTGCAACTTCACGCATTTTATAAAAATAGTTTATCAACTACAATCAAAACAAACATGAATAAATTAACCAACTTTCTGAAACTCACAAACGAGGCATCAGAAGAAGCTATTTTGGCATCAGTTGAAGCGTTGAAATCAACTGCTGATGCTAATGCTGAATTAGTGAACACGCTAAAAGAAGAAAACAAAAAATTGCAGGACGAATTGGCCGCCTTTAAACAAAAGGAACAAGACGTCGAAAAAACTGCCAAAGAAGAGGTTTTAACCAATGCCGTGAAAGAGGGTAAATTACCTGAAGCACAAAAAGCCGAATGGTTAAACAAGCCGCTTAATTCAAATGAATTAAAAGCCCTTTTTGCAGGAATTAAACCAGCCCATGTAAACATTGGCGAAGGTTTGGAAGATGAAAAAGCCGACCCACGCGCTGATTGGACTTGGTCTGATTGGGAGAAAAAAGATTCTAAGGGATTGGCCGAAATCATGAACACTAATCCTGTGAAATTTGAGGCATTGAAAAAAACAATCGGACAAACAAAGTAACATGGAAGCGTATTTTGAAATGTACCCCGAAGAAAATTCATTCTTTGTATTTGAAGATGGAAATGTATTTTTTGCAAAGGACAAAAACCTTGCGGAAAAACACGCAAGGGAAACAAAATCAACATACGCCATTGTTGAAAGAAATCCGAAAATAGTAGCAGAAACAGAAACAAAAACAACAACCAAAAAAACCAAATAAAATGCCAGTAAATGCACCATTTGGAACAGCGGGAACGCTGACCATAGCAGCCACAGGAACAACCGCTGCAACAATATCAAATCAGGAAACCTATGTTTCTACATTGACAACCTTAACAGGCAATGCAACGCTTGATTTAACCATATCAAGTGAATTAAAAGCGGGTGCATTATTGCATCTGAAAGTAAAAACAACCGCAACCGAAACCTTTACATTTGGAACACACATTGATGGCCCGACTGTTACAGGTGTATCTGGTAAAACATGGTGTCAATCCTTTTGGTTTGATGGAACAACATTTTTGCCTTGCGGTGCAAAAATTCAAATCGACTAATTAACCCAAACATTAACCAAACAACACAAACACAATGGCACTATTAAAAGAGATTTGGGTTTCTGATATTCAGAATGCACTAAATCAAAACGCAGCCTTTTTACCATTTTCGACCGACCACAGCGCGTACATTTCTTACAAAACAGTACACGTTCCACAATCGGGAGCAAATCCAAATGTAATTGTAAATCCATCAACTTACCCGCTTTCAATTGCGGAAAGAACCGATACTGATTTGACTTACAATTTAAGTCAGTACGCTTTGACACCTACCCTGATTCCAAACATTGATGAGTTGCAAGTTTCTTACGACAAGCGTCAATCAGTAATCGGACAACAAATGTCAACACTTACCGAAACAATCGGTAATTATGTTGCTGTTTCATGGTGTGCAAGCGGAAACTCAAACATTATCCTTACCACAGGTTCAGCAAGCGCAACCGCATTGCCTCCATCAGGTACAGGAACTCGCAAGGAGGTAACACTTGCCGACATCGCATCTTTGGCCGCTAAATTGGATAAGGACAACGT